AAAATTAAAAGTGAAATGCGGTTTATCATTGAACGGAATGTTCATTTGTGCGGAAAAAATTGTCTTTGTAGTTCCGAAATTTAAATTGGTGTATAAATACGGAGTGTTTAAGAAATAAGAAGCACCGATATTTTGTGAAAATCTAAATTTGTCAATCAACATTTTGCGTTGTTTGTCAATAATTGCGTTTTGCTCGGTCTGTTTTAAATCCATTAAACCAATTAAATCATTTTGCTTTTTGACTTGGTCTTTGCAAATATCAAATTGAATCAGTTCTTTGACAACATTACGCACAAACTCAATTGGAATTTTTATGATTGTATCGTTTTGTGAAAAACAATTCCAATTCGTTAGGCTTATTGTTATTAATAGAATCCAAATTTGTTTTTTCATAATCCGGAATTTGTTGTTTTGCTTGTTTTATTTCAAATTGAATTGAATCAACTTTGTTTTCGTGTTGAATTATGTCGTTTTTTTGCGTTTTCTCGTTACTTCTAAATAAAATCAATAAAAGTATCACGAGAATATAAATCGCGTCCCTATACTTTAAAATAAACGTTAGATTCGTCATTGCGTCTTTTTAGTAAACCATTCAACAAAACTCCGTTTGCCTTGGTCCATTTTAAAAATTCAGTTTTGATTTGTGGATTGTTCGGATTTGCGTTGACTAACTTCAACAATGTTGACTTTTTAAGATTTGCAATTCCAACATTGTAAGCAAATGAAACCAACGCATTGAATTGGTTTTGATTAATTTCAGCGGTTACGCTTTGTGAAACGGCTTTTGCGAATCGGTCCGCAATTTCTTTAAACATTTCAAACGCTTGGTCCTTTGTAATCGGATTGTCTAATAAAGTGACTCTTTTTCCGTCCTGGTAATATGTATTACCATATCCAATTGTCGGAATTCTCGCCGGACAAAGGTAAGGTTTCAACGAAAGGCCCTCGTGTTTTGTTATTAGTTTATAGCCGTCACTATTCAATTTCATTTTTTATATATTTTGCGCGTTGAATTGTTTTTTTAAGCAATTGCCAAATATCAATGTTAAAAGCACGTTCGAAATTTTCTTTGATTGAAGTCATTTCAATAAATATCAAAATTATGCTTACAATTTTTGTAAAAAAATGCTCTATTTGAAACCACAATTTAAAAAATTCACCAAGTAAAAATTTGTCAATTACGAATAACAATAAAATTGACGCTTCATATAGAACAAACTTTGAAACAATATTCGACATTCTTCGCGATGTAATTTCCTCTTTGATTTTTATCGCTTTAAAAATGCCGAATATTGTATCCAATGCAATCGCCATTCCGACCGCAATCAAAAGTCCTTTAATTGGCGCAAATAATAAGCAAATTGACAATATTAAATAATTAATTATTGATTTCATTTTTCAACTTTTGAATTTCTTCGTAAATCGCCAACAATTCAGTTTCTTTTTGTTTTAAAATTTCCTCCGGTGATTGCTCTTCGACCTCTATAAATACAACTTCAACAAGTCCATTGTCGTCATAAATTTCATTTCTAATTTGTGCCATAATTTTAAATTTAAATTGTTATACCTATAAATGGAAAAGTTGAGCCTTGAACTAATGGTGTGCCAAATGTTGTTGGCGCACTTCCAAAAGTTATATTTTGATAGTATGAATTATTAATTGTCGTACCATTTATATAAATAGGGATTAAATTTACAATTTGATATCCGGTCAAAGTCACGGTTAAACTTGAATGATATCCAATCCAATAAGTTGTTCCCGCATTGAAAGTTTGCGTTGTTGTTGCGGTTTTTATTCCCGTAGTTGCGCAATTTAAATCGGCACTCTCATAAATTTTTTGGTCCGGTTTTCCGTCTAAATCCGAATAAATCATAATTCTAACAAGTGAGCCAACCGCCAAAGTTGAAACGTTTATATATAAAGATGAACAAGTTATTGTTTGCGCCGGAATAAATGGAACAACTGCCAACCTATTCGTTGAAGCGGAAGACGTTGAAAATGCGGTTGTATTTAAAATATTTGAAACACTCCCACCGGTTGGTGGTTTTATAAACGCGTGAATTCCGGGTTTTTTGTTGTAAACTTCAGTAAAATTTTCATTTGTTTTTATAAACGCAGTTCTTAACGGGTCCCCGGTCCCGTCGTTTGCGCTTGTTCCAACATTAATAGTTTGTTTTGCCATTTTTTTATAAATTATCAGCGGTTATATTTGTATTGTCCGCCGTGTACATTGTAGTGTCAGCGGTTATATTTTCGTCGTTTTTTGGTTTTATATTTAAATAATTCGTTATGTAGGAATCAATTTCAAAGTCAATTTGTGAATATATTTCCATATTATAAAAAATTATGTTATATGAACAAAAACCGGATCGTTGTCGTCAAGTTCCGTTTCAAATTGACAATATAAATGTGAATTCCCCACATAAATATTAAACGCCTCCATTCCAAGCGTTATTGTTTTAAATAAAACAAAATGTGAATTATCAACACTAATGTAAAAATTTATAAATTGTTTGTAATCCTTTAAACCTACACACGTAATTGTATGAAGTCCATAAACATTTCGCGTTGTCGATGTTGTGTCGGTTGTTACTCCGTCTAATAGTGTATGCATTTTTTAAGAATAATTTAATTTTTTTTATATTTTCTTCGGTCCTTTTGTCGATTTTTCTTTTTTGATTCATATATTAATATGGATTGTCTAAATACCATTTCCCGCAAATCATTTTTGATTTTACCGGATTAACAATATTGTTTGAACTTGAAACATACTCCGGCAAATGATATTTGCAAAGCCAACGTTCCAGGCGTGACTCGTACATTTCCATTTTTAAACGTTGATTTTGTACTAAATAATCAACTTCAACTTTGTCAATTGACGACGAATCCGCCGGATTATGTTTTGAAATTCCTCCGTTGTTTATTTGATAGGCACCATATAACAAATATTCCATTGCGGAGCCGTGAATGATATAAGGTTTTAAATAATCCTCGTATAGTTTCAAATAATCGCCGGTTAAATCGTCATTCTCGAAATCTTCGCAAATTTTATTATAAAGCGTTTCGCCCAAAACTTCCTCGACTCTTATTCGTTGAAAGTCAGCAATTGCAACGACATATTTGTCAACGTCAATATTTCCGCCCAAAGGCGTGTTTTTAGTAAGTTCGTCTTCTTTTAATAATATTGTTGTCATTTTATTTTCTATAATTTGGATCTAAAGACCAATAATTGTTTGACGATTCAGCAACTTGCGCAACTTCTGTTGGATTTTGTGGCAACCTTGCACCCGCTCGTTGTGACGGCTCCAAATCGTTAATGATTCGAATTGCCTCATTTACTGAAATTGATTTGTTATTTCTTTTTAGATATACTTTTCGAGTCCAAAAATGTGAACAATTGACTCCGCCTTTGTATAAAAATAAATTATAAGTGTCAGCGCCACCCGGTCCAAATCCTGGATTGATGTTTGCGTTTTCCGAAGCGAATAAAATGTCCTCTTTTCTATAAACTTTTGAAGCGCTTACCATTTTGCGACAAAATTCTCGTGAATTATTACCCGCGTTCAATGGTGCATATTGATAACGTATTTTAAATAAGTCGTTGTCTTGTTCACTTGTTACGTTTGGAAACGATGTCGGAACGGAAGCCAATTTCAAAGTCAATTCCGTAATTTCCGGAATGTCTTTTTGTTGACGTTCGTCAATCAATTCGTAATTTTCCAAGTCTTCGTCTTCTCCTAACGAAATCAAAGCGTCGGCAATTTGATTAAATATTGCGTCCTCTTCTTTTGAATGATTCGAACATTGTAATTGTAAAGATTGAATCGGAGCCGGTTGACTTGTGAACATTGCCGTTGCAACGTCAACCGGTAAAGTTAAGAATTGAACAAGGAAAACAATTGCTTGTTCTTGTGTCAAAATTACCTCTTTTACTTTTGCTAAAATATCAATCGCACTTGAAATTTGCGCACCATTATAAGAAACTTTTGAATCAACCAAATCGGTCGTTTGTTGGTCCACAACGTCACTCGAATTCAAATTCAAAAATTCAAGTTGAATTGTCAAATTATTAACCGAAAAAACCTCTTCCAATGCGTCGCAAATTATTTCTTGTTTTGGTTTTATAACCTTTTCCATTAATTCAGCAAATGCAACCGCAATTTCGTCGGCATTTGACGAAAATCCACTCGCCTCTTTTACCCCAACCAACATAGGTGAAGTAAGTTTGTGCGATGTCATAATTTGTTGACGTGCCTCGGCCGATAAAAATTGATATTGCGAATGCGCGTCGCTAACTTCTAATGGTTGGATTGTGATTTCCGAATCTTTGTTGTCGTTCCAATTTAAAAAGAATTTTCCGGCGTTTGTCGATCCGGTTAAATGTTTTCTAATTTCGGCCGTATTTCTTTGAATTTCCTCTTCCGACATTTGAACGCCGGTGTTCATATTTATAACGTGACCGAATGACAATCCGTTTTGAATATGATTCACGCAATAGTTGGCAATTTCGGCCTCAAGTTTCGAATATGGAATTGCGGAAACGTATGACGGCAAAG